AAAACTAATATGTATTTTAAATTATAAAATATAATGGTAGATTCAAGAATATCGAGTCGCAAAACAGGTGGTAATCGTAACCGTGCGAAACGTAATATGAAGAAAACTTCAAAGAAAGGAGCTTACAAGAAAGGTAAGGTCAAAGCGATGGCCATTCGCAGAAATCCAATGGTTGAAAATAAAACTCGTGTTTTATCTTCGATTTGGCAGATGAATGGTCACGACATCGATCCTGGCACTGGCATCATTAATCCAATTAATGGTGGCGAAGGATGGCCGTTAATGCAAGGCGTAGCGGGTTCCCCGATCGTCTCAACGGGAATATTTAGTTTGTTGCCATTGCACAATTATACCACTATGTTTCAGTCTGGTAGACTAAATGTAGACAATTCTGATAGAATGGTAGGCAATAATATTTTTGCAAAATATTTAAATGTCAAGGGAAAAGTCCGTTGGCCAAACGGCGATAATATTTCTCGTCTCCCTCAGAGTCTCCAATTAATTTGGGGATATACTGCTCCTTCGAATTTCACTTCGATGACCACTCCTCAAGTGTCGGCTCTGACGCCTAGTCAGTTGACTGCCCATATAGTTGCACAAATCTCCGAGTATTTTAATACGCAGGTAGATGAGTTTGAGTTTGCGCCTAAGCGTAATAATAATTTAACTATTTTAGGTAAGAAATGGATAAAACCTCGCCAGGGTAATCAGTATACTGCTCCTCCTGGCCATCTCCCATCCACCATTGGGAACGATAGAGTAGAAGGCACTCTTCCTGATACTCGCTTTAATGTATCTTTTAAGATCTTTAAGAAAACCCACTACGATGCGGGAGGCAACGTTTCATACGTTGGTACAACCGACCAAGATCAGTGCTACAATTTAAATGACCACCGAATTCCATTCGTTGTCTTTTATCAACCCGATGAGGCTACTCTTGGTATGCCCGATGCGGATAAGCGTCCAAGGGTCGCGTATAATTCTATATTATACTACACTGATTCTTAAGAATACAGGTAATAATTTTTCTCGATATCGAAAACTTTCCATCGATCTCTAGAACACTTTTCTAAATCAGGTAACTCGTTTGAAAAGATAATTAGATGGGGGCAATTGCCGTCGATCATTCCCCCTTCGTATTTTCCGCTGTAAAACAGCATATCCTTTACTTCTTCTATCCCGGTGTAGCTTAGATAATCTGAGTTAAAAGACCGGGGTATATTTAATACTATTAATTCTGGCAAATCATTATTTGTCTTTTTATATTCTATAATTCCATTTTTCATATCGGAACACTTTCCTCCAAGTATAATTGCGTTATGAAATCTTACTAAGTATTTAGCGAAGGTTGTTTTTCCTTCACCGCCCTTGGATCCGCGAAACCAATAAATCGCGCGATCACAAGGGTCCTCCCTTATGATATCAATAATTGTTTGTTGCCAAGGAAACAAATTATTTTCACAAGCAAGGCTTTTTAATTTTTTTGGTAATCCTATTGAAAAAAATAAATTATCTTTTGAGCAATATTCTAAATTTTGCTCACGGCTTCCTTTAGACTTTAACCATTTAATTCTTTTAGTAAACTTAAAAACTGAAAGGGGTCTACGTTTCGTCTTGAACTCGATATACCCCTGAAGATGTGGAGTGCCTTGGTCACCCACTTCTTTGCCGATTACGGCATAAGAACAAAAACTGGAACAAATGGAACAAATCTGTTCACATTCATCCACAGTATAATTATTAAGAGTAAAACACCAGCGTTTAGCAGGGTTAATTTTAAGAGGGACGGAGGAAATAGTATTACCCTCCGTCCCGGAACAAGCTGGAACAACTTGGATCAAATTGGAACTTTCGTTTTTCATTTTTGATAATTATATTAATATAATATTTCTTTAAGTACTTTTAAACAAATTAAATAATAAAATATTTAATATTTTATTTTATTCAGTTCGATAGTATTTAAACATTAGGCAACGTGCCGAACAGTCCTGATTCGCATCTGCCAATGTTTATAAAAACATCTACGTCGGGTCGCTCACCGGTCCTACTGGACCGACCGGTGGGGGACACGTCGTGTTTTTCATTAACATCTACCGAGGGAAATAGGCACCCGAATGAGTAAAGAGGTGCCTCATTTCTTTTTAATAAGGGGAAGACGAGTCCACGGAAACCCAACGGTCGGCGACCTTTAGGTCGCCAGTGGTTGAGTAACCGTTTTCACATTTGTTACAACAAGGAATAAGACTCTTTATGAATGAGTCTACGTCATCCACGTGGGCGTCAGCAAAATTAGATGATGCGCAGCCACGACCGACTGGCCTTTACTTTTTATGACCCACACTTTTCGACCCTTTAGGGTCGAAAACTTTGTGTGGCAGCTTAAAAAGCCCTCAAGGGGGCCGCTGCTCCATAGCAATGGTGCGTTTATTTCGATAAAACTAATATGTATTTTAAATTATAAAATATAATGGTAGATTCAAGAATATCGAGTCGCAAAACAGGTGGTAATCG